GAAAACCTATCTTTTGTAGCATAATAATCCATTATACCTATTTTGCAGTTAATTAATAGATTAAAAGCAGGGAGAGGGTGTGGTGGTGTCTCTCCCTACCAGTCTATTGTATAGACTATTTTGTAGATTTAGTCAACTTTGCACCCTTAAACCACGAAGGTAAACCTATCATAGGTCTTTTATCTAAGGCGTTTTCTTTCGCCATTTTAGATCCTGCTTTGTTATAGTGTAAAAATACTTGACCACAATCTTTACCTGTAAATTCTTCTCTCCAGTGTTCTAAATCACATCCAGAATATATTAACATGTCACCTGGATTTAATTTTACTTTAACACCAGCTTGTCCTTCTTTACCAGTTGGATCTAAATATATTGGCCAATCATCACCACCTAAATTTAAAGTGGTGGATATTTCACAGGAGTATCTATCTTTATGTCTGGCTAGCACATCTCCTTTTTTGTATATTCTAGCGTATGAATATGTTTCAGATAATTTTAATCCTGTATGTTTTTCCATAACAGGTTTTACTTGTTGTAATAAAGTTTCCATAGCAATATCACTATAATGTGAGTATGTATTTGGAACTTGGTCATCATTCCATACACCCCAATAATCTGTAAAAGGTGATACATACCTTGTATCAAATAATACTTTAGCAACATTTCTTTTATTCAAAAAATATTTATATACAAAATCTGCTAACTCTTTTGATATTGCATTTTTTAAAACACTGTATTTATTTTTCTTGAACGACATTTAAAACTCCTTTTGGTATCGCTTGACAGTTCCAATGTATAAACCTGAATGGTTCATATCCCATATCAACAACATATTGATGTGGCATATAAGATGGAAAAAACATCATTCTGCCTGGTTGAACTTTATAATTAATTTGTGAACTTGCATATGTGACTTTTGATTTATCTTTTTCTGGTAAAAGATTCATAATATTTCCTGGTCTTGGGTCTTCAAACATAGGTAAAGATGTTCTATCACTTGCTTTTAAAAAATAAAAACCTGATATATGTCCATTCCAATGTGTGTGTAAAGTATGGTGTCCACCACCTTTTTTAGCAAACTCTTGAACCCACAGTTCTGTTGTAAACACTTGAAAATTAGTTAAATCAAAACCCATCTCGCCTAATAAATTATAAGACGTTGCTCCCACGTAATCTTGTAATTCTTTAAATTTAGGATCACCAATTAATGACGTTGAATGAAACACATGTCCCATATCTCCTTTATCACCAAACTTTTTATTACGTTTATCAATGTCTGGCTTCAATCTTTTTTGTGAATCTTTTATGTATTTATCAGATGCTTTATTTAATTTTTTTACAAATTTAGGTTCGTCAGCGTACCATATAGGACATTTAAAATATTCTTCTAATTGTAATTGTTTTGGAAAACTCATCTATAAGGCCATCCTAAATTCCAAATGACTAAACTATATCTAGATCCTTTTTTAACTGGACAAACTCTGTGCCAAACAAAACCAGGAAATACAACTAAAGATCCTTTTGGTAATATTTCCGTGCATTTTCTAATATTAGGTTTTTTATCAGGATCCATATTTCTAAAATCAAACTCTAGCTCACCACCTTTGTAATCTTTTGGATCTGATAAACTAACAGTTACAGACAATTTTCTTATCTTACCATGTGATGGATCGTTTGCATTTTCTCTAATATATGGTCTATCCCAACCATCACAATGCCAATCATAGAATTGACCTTTTTCATATTTTGTAAATTGACAGCTTTCTGAAAAATCCCACTGAAAGTTCCAACCTGCGTTTGCATTTGCTTGATGAACGTACGGTTGTATTTCTTTATATATCCATCTGTCATTCATCCAAACAATATTAGAATCTCTTTTTTGTTTTAAATCTTTTATTTGTTTTTTATTTAAATTTTTACCATGTTCAAAACCACCAGTAATAGCCATTTGATCAGAAATAGATTTTCCATATTTAACTATCTCATCACAAATTCTAGCAGGGACTGCTGACTTAAAGTACCAATAATAATTTGTTAGGTTCATCTTTCTATATCTTTCTTATATCAATTATTAAGAAACTGTCAATGTTCCAGAAACTGTAAACGTAGCTATTTTATCTCCACCAGGGTGTGTAGAAGTAGAATTTGTTCCAGGAGATACTGCAAAAGTTACTGCACTTGGGGCTCTTACAATAACTATACCTGATCCTCCTGATCCACCATCTGCTAAACCACCAGATGGATATGATCCACCTCCACCAACTCCACCATCACCAGAGTTAGCTGGACCTGATGCTCTTGGCGAAGAGCTTGTTGGTCCACCAGCACCACCCTCTGAGTATGTTGTGGCACTACCATTAATATCATTTGGTGCTCCAGCACCTCCAGAGCCACCAGATTTAGGATAAGGCGGAGCATTTCCTCCAGCAGAACCTACAGCTGTAGCGCCACCACCACCTGAACCTCCACCACCACCTGGACCTGATCCAGGTGTGCCTCCTCCAGCATTTCCTTCAGGTGGATCAAATGACCCAGCATTACCAGCACCACCTGATCTAGCACTTGCATCATTATCTGCTCCACCACCAGATCCTCCAGCTGCTCCAACAGCACAACCTGCACCACCACCTCCACCACCACCTGTTGATGTAATTGTTGAAAATGAAGATGAGTTTCCATTTGAACCAAAAATTTGAGGCACTGGATTACCAGGTCCACCGCCTGCTCCACCACCTCCAATTGTAATTGAATATGGTCCTGGTGTTATAAATAATGCGTCTCCTTGAAGTGGACTTGGTCCATGACCCGATGCTCTGTATCCACCAGCACCACCTCCACCACGACCTCTAGCATTACCTGGTGGATTTTGTCTTCCTCCACCACCTCCACCAGCGACTACTAAATAATCCATGTCAAAACCAAGTTCTGGCCATGTCCCTTGTTGCCTGGCTTGTAATTGACTTTGCATTGACCACACACCACTTGCTTTATTTAATTGTTTTACAATTGCAATTCCTGATCCACCTGCTCCTGACGGACCTGGTCCAGGTCCACCATTACAAGCTCCAATACCACCTCCTGCACTGTTAGCAGATGCAGAGGGTTGTGGTCCAGACGGACTCGGGTGAGTGCCTGGCCCTGAAGAGTTAGCATCACCTAAACCACCTTTTCCATATACTCCACAATTAGGAGTTCCTGGATAAATCGCAGAAACATCTAATCCTGCTCCTCCAGCTGAGTTTCCTCCTGGATTACCAGCAGCTGTTGCACCACCACCTGATCCACCTGGAGAAGGATTACCGCCTCCACCTGGAAAACCTTGACCACAAACTCCTGCTCCTACAGCTTGGTTTGCTCCAGATCCTCCACCAGATCCTCCTGCTCTACCATCAACTCCTGGACCACCTCCACCTCCACCACCACAGGATGTGTAAGTTGTACCACCTAATACTATTGTTGAATTTGATCCATCACTTCCAGCACCACCTGGACTTGGTGAAGGATGACCAGCTCCTCCAGCACCGATTGTAACTGCTCCCATGCTTGATACTGTGTATTGAGCGCAAATAACTCCACCAGCTCCACCTCCACCACCATCACCTTTTCCACCACCAGCGCCACCAGCAGCTAATAAAGCTTGAACTACTCTAGTTCCAGGTTGAAAAGTTGTTCCACATGAACAAGAAGATGTAAAAGTAGAAATAGTATTTTTTCCAAACGAAGTTTTATTCGTTTTTCCAATTACTCCACCGTTTGATGAGCCAGATTTATTTCTTGGCATTTGAGTCTCCTATTCGGACACCCAAGCTGTGCCGTTCCAATCGTATTTGGTAGGTGTTTCCGATTCGTCGTCTGATTTTGTTGCTTCCCAACCTTTAGTATTGTCAGCATTATATTTATCTTCATTCCAAGTAATTAAATATCTAACATCACCTTCTTCTGTGATTGTTGGGTATGTTATTGGCGCTAGCCAATCATCATTAGAATCTAGTGACCATGAAGCGTAAGGTTGTCGTCCTAAAAATTTATCTTTCACAGGATCGTAAATCATTCCAATACCTGCATACATTTTTCTAAAATTGTTATTGTAAGAAGTTTGTTTCCAAATACCGCCATTAAAAAAATTAACACACCATGTTTCTCCATCTACGTGCATATCATTTTCTCCTAATGGTCCTGCTGCTGTAGTTACATCATTACCTACTACAACAACTCTTTGTACTACTTGATGTGAATCTGACGTAAATCCTGTTGGATCTGTCATTACTTTTAGTTCTGCGAAATGTGCCATATTCTTACTCCTTAAATGTTATATTTATAATTTAATTTTAACTTATAGTCAACGTTCCTGATACAGTAAATGAAGCTACTTTACAGCCTCCTGCAGGTGCAGGTAATGTTGCTATACTATTAGTTCCTGGTGCTACACTTGCTGTTGTTGATCCTGGTACTCTAACCACCACTATACCTGAACCACCATTTCCACCAGATTGAGAAGATGGATAAGCAGTACCGCTACCACCCGTACCTGTGTTAGCTCCTCCAGCAACAGGTGATCCAGTTGTTACAGTTCCACCAGTTGAATAAGTTACATCAGATCCTGTGATTAAATTTGGAGCTCCTGCTCCTCCTGCAGAACTTGGACCTCCCGGTGCTCCTGCAGCGGTTGCTCCACCACCTCCAGAACCTCCACCACTAGCTATACCAGCTGGTGTATT